CCGCAAGCGCCAACGTGACGACGGGGTTAGCCGGCATCTCCACTTTGTTATAACTCGCGAACCCCCCACCTTCCACGGGGAAGTCACTGACCCTCATCTCTTTCATGTAATCGAATTCGAAAGTGGAGAGGACCGCCGGTGAGCTCCCGGTAAGCTGGCTCAACAGTGCCGCGCCAACGGCCTTGAGCGTCCCTCTACTGGCAGCGGTGGCCACGCCGAGCTGATTGCCGGATTGATCCCAGATCCCCCAGCGCGGCGCTTGCTGCAACGCACTGCCTAGAATGTTCGCGAGCGTTCCGATCCCGATGGCGAGCAGGGGGACCGATGCAATTGCAGCCGATACTGGGCGAGCCAACTGGGGCACGCCGGGATACTCGGGGATATTGGGATATGGGATGCTGGGCATTAGTTGAGCCCCGTGTTTCCCTGGCTGGTAAAGAGGAAGTCCATGCCATGAGCGATTCCATGAGCATCCGTGGCCGCCGTATAAACCTTGATCTCCCCAATGTGATTGGTCACGCTGGCATCGGTCGACGATCCGACTGCGCCCGCCGGCGACGATCCGGCCGCCGCCACGGAGCTAGATGCACCTTGAATGCCGTTCATGTACCGCTGGATACCCCCAGCGTAGTTGCTCTGAGAGTCAGAGTAGTAACCGCCAGCTTTAAGTGCGGCAGCAAACTCTTCGGGCGTCTTGGCATTAGCCGCGCCACTGTATCTCCCCCCAGGCCGCATCAGATGCGCGTAGTAGTCTCCAAATTCGTCAAGGCTTGAGAATTTCCGATAGTCCTGGCCTTTGCCTCCGGGCACGTTCACACCGGCGAGGTTATTGAGATCCTTCGCTCCGCGATTGGTGAAGTTGCCAGTCTCGTGAGCCCATTGCGCCCAGAGAATATCCGCGGGGATGCCCGTCATTTGCGAGACTCGAGCCGCCTCCGCCTTCGCTTGCGCGGAGGTAGTTTGCCCGCCGCCAGGCTTCCCGCTAGGAGTGATGCCCACAACGGCCTTCGCGCTGTCAATGAGATCGCCAACGCTGAATTTATGCCCGGTAGTTTTCTCGTACCAACTGGTATACGAGCCGATTACTCCGTCAATCGCCGACTTGAGCGCCTTGATACCGTTCGTGGCCGCCGTGATCCCGCGCTCCCAAACTGCCCAATCAATAAAGGAATCGCCGCCCTTTTTCCAAGTCTGATAGTCATCCCATAGAAGGGCGATAGCGGCAGCCAGGGCCATTACAGCGGCCACAGTCCCGGTAAGGGGTAGCGCGGCAATGGCTATGGCTCCCATCCCCACGGCGAGCACTGTGAGGAAGTCAGTCACGAATTGCTTGTTGGCGCTAACCCAATCTCCGAAGGATGAGAGCAAACTGAGTAGTTTCTCGAGCGCGGGAGCCGCCGCGAGCATGAGTGAGTTCCCCAGCGCGGTAAACTTTTGCTTGATATCCACGATCTGAGTCTGTAGTTTTTGGGCGGCTTCGGCTTGCGCCTTCGTGACTGCCGTACTCTCCTTCTGGCGCTTGATCGTTAGTTCAAGCTCTGTGCGCCCTTTCAGAAGGAGATTCATCGTCCCCTGATCGATCCCCATCATGCGACCCATATTGTTTGCGGTCGTGCGGTCCATCTTGGAGAAGCGATCTGCGAGAGATAGCAAGATCTCATCTACTGGTCGCGCCTGGCCGCCTACAGTGGCGAGCGAAACTCCCAACGCAGAGAAATAGGGGATCAGCGAGGATTGTCCAGTAAGTCGCAGTTCGGTTTGCGACTTAGAGAGCATGTCTAACGTGCCTTGTAGCCCCGCCGCGCTCCCGCCAAGCTCTTCTGAGGCATTGGACCATGCAGAGATTGTAGAGACGCTCAGACCAAGATTCTGAGAGAAGCGATAGAGCGCGGCGTTGGCTTCAATGAAATCCGAGATGAACGCCTTGATCGCCATCGTGCCGCCGATGAGTGCTAAGAAACCGCCCATCGTCCGCGTAAGTGTCTCAACGCCCGCCGCAGACTCCTTCGACGTAGCGCCGATCTTCTTTACGCCGCTCTCAGTTTTCTTGGACTGGTCCTCAAGGTCTTTCAGTTTCTTGGTGCCGGATGAGGACTTGGAGTCCATATCCTTGCTGTCCAAGCCGAGCGTTACGATCAGGCTGTCAATTATTGTGGGCAATTGACCCTCCGATGTTCAAGTAAATAGAACACAGCGTCGATCAATGTCTGTTCGTTGTCCTTGGCGTGGCCAAGCAAAGTATTGCAGCTATGGCAGAGAACACCACGAACTTTTTCGGTAGCATGGCAGTGATCGAGACACCATCTGTATTGAGTGAATTTCTTTTTGCATATGGCGCAAGATTCACCCTGCGACTGAAATATAGAATCAAACTCTTCTGGAGTTATTCCATACGCGCATTTGAGGTTTGCCCGGCGGCGGATCTCGCCTATTCTATCGGGATTATCTAATCTCCACTTACGCTCACGTTCTGATTTTTCCTCTCTTTTCTCGGGGGTCAGGTCGGCATAACGCTTTCGAGATCGATCACGATCTTTCCCCTTCTGCTCAGGAGTCATAAGAAAAGCGCGTCTACGTTCTGGGGATTTATGGGGCATTGTCGTCATCCACAATAATAATCTCAAGAAGATTATATGCGTCCTCTAGACCATACACTGTGCTCAATTCATGAAGAGTGGCTAGCCTACGTGACACCAATAGCCCTATTACTTTTGTGACATTCTGGAAACTCGTCCGTGTCCTGCCGCCGGCCCCAGCTTTCCTTCGGAGATCGAGGGGGCGACGGCCTGTAAAAAATCCGTGTGAAGCTTGAATACCTCCATGCGGAGCTTCAGGCGAGTCGAAACCTCTTCGATATCACTATCGATCAAAGTTCGATGAACGTGAGTTTTCGAGCGATCAGGTATGATCTCGCAGCACTCAAACATCTCTTCAAGTAACGGTTCGGCTACTTCCCACTTCAAGCCGCTGAGAGCCCGTATGCCCAACTCAGCAACGCCCGCCATTCCAAGTTCCGCGAAATTCTCGGGGAGATTGACGTTGGCTCCCACAAGGGCGAGCAAGACTCGCAGCGCCCAGGACTCCGCGTGAGCAGCGCTCATCTCGGTTATGAGGAAGATCTTCCCTTTGTCGCGCCCTTCAGCGGTCACGGTGTAGTTTGCGATCTTACGCGCCATACAGTTGTAGCTCCTTTGTCCGGCGTGCTGCGAGTGCCTCTGAGCGTGTAAGTACGCCGTTGACGTGCTCATAGCACCACGCGAGTATCTGTACGGGCACCTGGTCGGCTCCATGGTGCAACATCGTGGCGAGCGCCGTCGGCCCCAGGTTGTAGCAGAAGTCCACCAGAGCATCAAACTGGTTTTGATTCGCCCAGGGTGCGAGCGCGGCGACGTGAGGCTCAAAGTATCGGGAGAGATCGTCTACCAGCAATGCATCGGCGAGATCAAGGCTGATGACTGCGGGGGGAATCTCGCCGATGCGCTGGTCGTGACCATGCCCCCACATCCGATGACCGTTATCCCACGTCGGTATGGGTGCAAACCCCTCGTTCGCCTTGATAAAACCGATGCCGTTCGCGCTCGTCTTCATTAGCTCAGCGTCGGATTGACGCTCTCCCACACGATCATAAATTCCATCGGCTGTAGAACCTTGCCGGCATCAGGCAACGGCTTCACAGCCTGTAGGACGCCGCGGGTGCAGACGAAAGACTCGCCAGTAGACGGTAGATCAATCGTCCCCGAGATGTAATACACTTCCCGCGCTGCTTTCATGGCGCGAGCGATGCTGGTGAATATGTCTTTGCTTGGGGAATCGGCCTGCAGACTGATCGTCTGCTTTACCGGGTTGGGCGTATAGCCGGCGGTCATGCGACCATCCACGCCCATCTGCACCTCTGCCAGGTCAACGTTATCCGTACTCCATGCTTTCTCAGCCGAGTAACCCTTCAACTGCTGAGGGACCGGGAACAGGCCGGGAACAGAGATGGTGAAGACGGAATTTGCGCTTGTGATCGTGGTGTTCAAAGGTTCCCTCTTTCAGTTACAGAATGTCGATGCTTGCCATTGAGATCTGTTGGACCGCGTCGCCGTCCGCATACCAGAAGTTGACGGTGGGGCTCCCGCGAAGGCCGCGAACCTGAGCGCCAGGGTCAAGGATCTGCAGGTAGTATCCGGCGGTCTGAATGACCGAAGCGGCATTGACGCCGGCGGCTTGGTTGACTGCGGAGATCTGAGCGGCAGAAAGAGTAACGCCCGTGCGGATGGCTCCGAAGCGGATAGCAGCGTTGATCGGGTCCATCAGAGCCGAACGAAGCAAACCATATCCGGGCGGCGTATAGGGTAAGTCGCCGATCTGCGTAAGCAGCGTGAGCATCGCCAACTGGAATTGACTGTTGATATAGATCTGATTGATAAAGCTATCGATCCACGCCCACTGTCCCGGCATCTGTCCCGAGTAGAAGAATACGAAGCCCTGGTTTGCCGTGGCGTAGCTGCCATAGAAGCTGTAGCCGTTCGCGAGCAGGTTGACGGCAAGCTGATCGTTCGCAACCGTGGGAGCCATGCCCGACTGTGCAAGGAAGGCGAGCGTCACGCGCCCGTTGGTTGCTCCGAAGTTGATCGAAGCCACCGCGCCGGCCACGAATGCCGCGACGTTGAGCGCGAGAGCCGCCAGAGTGGTTCCGGTCGCAAGAGCGAGAGCCGGATCTCCGGAGACAACCGTAACGCCGTTGTAAGCCGCTGCCTTCGCGACCGCGCCGAAACAGGTCAGGTTTCCCTGCACCGATGCGTTCACGTCGGAGTCCCACGCAACGTAGAGATACCGGCTGTTCTGCGTGTTGAACCAGGCAGCGAAGCTCTCCTTATCGGCGAGTACCGGCTCCCAAAGAGTGACGACGGTTGCGAAGTTCTGCGAGACTGCCGCTGCATTTGCCATCGCAGTAGCCGGGGTATCGAGCGCCGCGCCCTGCGAGAGGAATGCGCCGGTTGCCTGCGTGAGATTGAGGCCGGCAGCCAGAGTTCCGGTTGCGAAGGTGATCGTCTCGATTGCGCCGGTTGCGGTCGAAGTGAAAACGAAGGCGCTCGCCACTGCGTTCCACGCCACGGTGAAGGCGGGAGCAGTGAAGCCGGCCAGGATCAGCACGGCGGCGTTGCTGTAGCTACCGGCGGCGGTCAGGTTGATTGTGGCCGAAGTCTCCGGAACGCCCGCAATGCTGATCGTGAGAGTACCGCTCAAAGCCTCAAGCTGAGCCAGGGTCACGGCGGCGAGAGAGCCGCCCTGTAGGAAGGCGGCGCGAGCGGCGAGATTGACGGGCGCGAAGAGCATCCCGCCGGGCTTGATCGTGGAATTGTCGTAGCCGGCGAAATAGATCTTCGCGATGGCGGCTTCGGCAGACGCGGGACCAAAGAAATTGCTTACCGCGGCCGGGCTCACAAAGTCGTAAACCGACGCAGTGGGCATCTCGGTATTCTGGGTAAGGAACAGCCCATTCATCACCAGCGAGGTTCCGCCGCTGTTTACCACGCCGGGGTTTACATTCACGATCCGCGATGCTGGGATGGTCATTATTGCGTTCCCTCCAAAATATTCACTGCCAAAGTATTAGCTGATTGCTGCGGTATAGAGACAGTCGGATTATATTGCAGGCTCGCCGTAATCGTCCAACGGCTTTCATATTGTTGCTCCCCCGTGATAAGCGGAGCCTGATGGCCGTCCGAACAGTACAGCGGTTTTATGCCATCGGGGAATTGAGCGGGCGCGTAGGCGCTGCGATAAATCCCCTTTACGGCCGCGCATTGATCGCCGGAAGAGGGACCATAAAAGTCAACCTGAATATCGATCCGCTTTGGCCCGGTAATGTCAGTTTGGGAATTAGCGCCGTTGTCGAAGTCAATCGGAGTCTCAAGATCAACCTGCAAAATCTCCGTAAGCAGCACGTAAGGATCTGGCGGAGGGGCTACCCGATTCACCTGGGCGCGGATGATCTGAGCGGCTCCCACGAATGGCTGCAGGAACGCGCCCAGGGCTTCAATTACGGCGTCAATGGTGATCGATGGCAGGTAGGGTGTTGGTGTCGGCATTACTTCAAACCCCACAGTTGTCCGTTGTAGGAGCCAGTTCCGGGAAAGGTGATGCCAGCCGTGATGCTGGTCATAGATTGCCCCGTGGCCATCATCGGAATAGCAAGCACGAGCCAAAATATCCTTTTCATTAGTTCCCCTGTAGGACGATCACAGCCTTCGCCCATAACGGCCACGTTTCAAGCACCTTGACGACCAGCCAAGTCCCGATGTACTGAGCCGGCGCGGGAGCGGCGATAATGACCAGATCACCGCCCGTGCTGTTGGGGCGCACAATCCCCGCCAGCGCGCCGCGCAAATATATCCCGCGTATCACTCCCTGCAGATTGATCCCTTCGATCTGGCGAAGCTCGGAAGAGTCGAGCGCTTGAAGCTGAGCCGGTCCCGAGACGGGATCGGCATATGTGGGGACTTGCTTGAGTCCCGCGCCGACAGTGGAGCCAGTCGAGCGTTGTACCGAGACGATCATATTCGGGTTTACGGTGTTGCTTACGGTATTGGCGATCCCTCGAAGGTCCATTAGCGCATCACCCTGTATCCAGTGCTGTTCAACATATGTGAGGTATCGATCAGCGGCTTATCGAATCCCTTGCGCTTGATCGTGCTCGCAGCTAGAGCGGGAGTAGTGAAATCGTTGATACTTTGCTTGAGAGCGCCGTCGATATCCTCTCCCATCAAAGCCAGCATCTTCAGCCCATCGTTATTTGTGGACTTCGCGAGCGCTGCCATTCTTGCCGGCCACTCGGGGGATTCCTTCGCGATCATGGTCCGAAAGAATGGCCGCGGCGGGGCAGATCCGTTGCCGAACTCATTCCAGAAAGCGACGGAGGCCACGGGAGTACCGTCCGAATAAGTGGCACCCTCAAGGAATCCAACCTCAAGCGATCCGCGCATCTTCGCGGCAATCTCTTTGAGTTTGCGGACAACGTTATCGGATACGGAGAGTTCGCGGCTCGCCATCTACTTCACCCAATGAATAAATAAGTGACTCGCCACATAATGAGCGAGATAAACTGATCCAATCCCGATAGCGATACTGACCACGCATCCTACGGCGAGCATGATGCCCATCATTCGTGCGTAATCATCAAACATTCCTGGTCCCATATCTAATATCTCGTTGGGCGAGCAACGTAACGCATGCCCCGCACGCCCGTTGTAGCTTGCCAGAAGGCCGCGCCGTACTGCGACTGTTGGAACCATGCGCCCGTGCCCGGCGTGGGCGGTACGCCCTCAAAGGTAGCGCTCACTGATCCCTCTGAGGCTTGGCTTACTCTCCCCACTGGCTTAGGCTGCCCGTCTGCTGTGAGCAGACCACCGATAAAGGCGATGTGAGCCGTGAGCATGTTGAGCAGCAAGCCGCGGCGTGTAATGTCCTGCACGGGGCTGCAATCCGTGTTGGACAGATACAGCCCCGCTTCACTGAATAGCGCCGTGAGCATGGTTGGACTCACGGCGCTAAACTCGGGGTATCGCGCTTGGAAGTTCGCGTAATTGAAGACTGCGATCATTTCTTGTCGGAGGGCTTCACGCCGGCGGCGTCTTGCTGCATGGGCTCGAAGCCGGTTTTCTCCTTACGGAGTTCCTTTGACTTCGCGAGCGCTTCCGTCTCGTTGCGAGCCTCAAAGATCGCGCCAGTCTTGAGCGGAGCGAAATCCTTGCCCATCAAAGTTTTCCACGCTTCCCAAAGTTCAGCATCGACTTCGGTTGTTACGTGAGTTGCTCCGATGATCTTGGAGCTATGCAGGCCGGCGAGAGTTGCGCTCGAGTTACCGTGAGTCAAAACCAAACCGTTCGGCAACCTGCATCCGATAATAATCTTCGCCATAATATTCCCTTCGCTATGCAATTTGAGGGTCAGGGAGAATATCCCCAACCCTCAAATTACTGTACACCGTCAACAGTTACCGAGCTAGACGCCCAACATACTGCAAATAAACATGGGGCGGTAAACGATTGCACCGAAAGTGCCCTGCGACTTCTTTTGCTTGAAGGCGCTCATCTCGATGACAATCGGGTGAGCCCGTAGCTTCTCGGTGAAAGCCACGTCCACGGTGCGCTGCCCCTCAACCTCATCCACGATAAGCTGTACGAGATTGCCCGCGGCAGTCGAGTATTCCGGAGCCGTCTCGATTCGCAGGTTGGGGAAGTTATCCTTGATCATGGTCTTCACGTTGACGTTGTACTGAGTGACTTTGCCCAGGTTCGGTTGCACCCCAGACGAAAGCGCCAGTGTCATCTTTGCATCCATCTCGACCAGACTGGTGTTCTGCGTCTGCGTCTGCAACTGAGTGAACAACGCCAGGATATCGGCGTAGATCCCCAGTGCATCCTTGTTTGCCCATGTGATCAGGCCGCCAGTTTCGACGGTCGGAGCAATGGGGGCGAAGAGGTTGGGATCGTTCAGCAAGCCATAGTTCTGCAGGCCGGCCACTCCGTAGAAATATGACTTGTTCTGAAACTTGTTGAGGGTCAGGACGCTCGCGAGGTTGACGCGATTCGCCCAGTCGATACGAGCAAGAGCAGCCTTCGCGAGTTCCTTCTCGCCCCACTGAGTAATCACCTGGTAGTGATAGCTCTGACGCTGGGGGAAATTCGTGTTCGCGCCGGCCACGCCGTTGTTGCTGTAGTCGCCGTAGCTGCTCGTTTCGCCGGTCGATTCAACAACGGGGAACATCGCTGTCTCCGTTGTCCAATCGCCCTTTTTGATCTCTTCACCAACGATCTCGGCGGCCTTCATGGGGGCAACCAGGATCTCAATCAGCTTGGGATCGATGTAGGTGGAGAGAAACGCCGGGATGCCGGCGTTGCTGGTTGTGATGAGTGCCGGCTGAGCATCCTGGGCGATACGGATGCTGCGAGCCACGTCCGGAAGCTGCAACATGGCGTCAATGCCCATGAAGTGAATGCCGGCGTCGAATGCGAGCGCTTGAAGGATCGGGTCCATAGTGTCTTAGTTACCCCACGTTGAGATTTTGACAAGCTCGCCGACGTTGGCAACGGACTTGGCTACGAACTTCGTGAGGATACCGCCGACCACGGTGAGCGCCGTAGAAACTGCGTAAGCGGTTGCGGGAACGTTGATCGTGTAAACTCCCACGCCGCCGACTGGCCCGCTTACCTGTGACGCGAGGGTTGCGTTGGCAGGTACGCCGGTACCGGTGATCGCATCTCCAACGGAGAGCGTTCCGGTCGCAACTGCGGAAACGTTGATCACGTTCCCGAAGCTGGTTACGGTTGCCGCCGCCGCCGTGGTTGCAACGCTGGTGGTGTAAGTTCCTGCGCCGCCGGTCGTACCGCTCACCTGGGCGAGAATCGCGGTCCCGGCAGGTACGCCAGTTCCTGAGATCACGTCCCCGATGGAGATCAGGCCGGTTACTGCAGTGACCGCCAGGCTCGCGCCCGTGCCCGTTGCAGTGAACGTTGCGCCGATGGAGCCGGTCGCTGTCGAGCCCGCGGGAGCCGCGCCGATCCATGCGGAACCATCTGCATAGTTCGCGTAGACAGCCGAGCCCTTTACGGACGCCTGTCCGTTGACTTTGGCGAAGAAATCACCAGCATCATGCAGAGTGATCGGGAAGCCGGCGGGGATGAGGTTGGAGGCTTCGCCAAGGAAAGCCGTAATGAGGGCAGAGCCTTCCTGACGATGAACGAAGCCATCCGGAGCGGCAGCACCTTCGCCGTAATTCGTGACTGTCTTATTGTCTGCCGATAGCCAGGCAAACCGTCCGACTGTCACACCAAGGGGACCGGCTACGAGGCCGCCTTCCCCTGCGAGTACAGTTGCGCGAGGATTCGCGCTGGCGAAATCCCCTTCAACTGCGAGCGGGTTGTAAATATTGACGGACTTCTGAAACGGCATTTGTGGTCCTCCTGGTTACTGCTGGCGGAAACGACTTGCGTTCGGGAACTTGGCGGCAGCGCCGGCAGAGTCCTGAGCGATACGGGGAGCGGGAGTGGTAGAGCGCGAGTGAGCGAGAGTGAAGAGCGACTTGAGAGCCGGCACGCCGGTAACTCCCTCACGCCCAACCTTGAGATGATCCAGAGCGAAGCCGTAAATCTCTTCGGCTGAGTCCTGGGCAATCACGTCCCCGACAACGGGGCGCACGGCAAGGCGGGCTTCGTTGGCGTCACGGAGTTCCTTACGGAAGGAGTCCATTGCGCCTTCAAGTTTCTTCTCTGCGTCCTTCGCGATCTTCTTTTCCTTCTCCTCTTCTTCCTCGGCGTCAGCGGCGAGCTTCTTTTTCTTCTTCTCTTCCTCGTCTTCCTCGTCGTCTTCGTCCTCGGCGACTTTCGGCTTCTCTTCCTTCTCTGCGTCCATTGCGAGAAGAGAGTCGATTAGAGCGGATACGGTTGCGGGTTTGAGATCGGCGTCCATCGCAATGAGCTTCGCGCTTACGCCGGCCTTGTTGAAGGTTTTCCCGACGGCCTGCCCGACCAAAGCAGGCAACGCAGAATCTTGCGCCAGCTTCGGGGACATACCTCCGAGAGTCACGATAAGGGCTGTGCCCAGTTTGGTCGTTTTCATAGTTTTGATCGCCTCATCTGCTGCTAAAACATCGCTTCCGGCTCTCCCTGACTCAACCAACGCCAGATGATTACCGCGAATATTGGTCATAATTCCGTCGTAGTGTTGCCCCTGGTAATCGCCCGAGGTCATCACTGCAACGTAGTGGTACGCACAGGACAACTCGCGTACCGTATTTGTCTCGATACCGGCAATCGCCGATGCATCCCAGAACGCTAGATCTGCGTCAAGGTACGGATCGTTGAACTCCACATCGGAGCCAATCGAGCCGATAATGAGATCCTGCCGGGGAGCGTCGGCGGTTACGGGGATGTGCTTGGAGAGGATCGGAAGCCGCGCAAAAGTAGATGCGCCGGCGGCGAGTTCGCCAGGATCGCGGAGCATCTGATACAGCGTGTCCGGAATCAGCCCCAAAGCCTCAGAGTTCGGGATCTCTCGCCCGTAGTAGGGGCTTACCGTGGCTTTGCTGATATGGGAACGCGAGATATGCAGCCGCCCGTCATGATCGACGGTGCGAGCCGAACTATCGAATGCGTAACCCTTTGACATATTACGGTGATCGTTGCACCGTTATTGGAGTGATGCAACAATTATTTTGATGACTATCAGGCAAGCTAAACTCTTCGTCAAATCCCTACGTCCGGAGGCGTGTCTCCGGAAAGTCTCGCGCTGCAAAGGTACCTATGCGATTGAAAGCAAACCTTACGGGATCGATATCGGCCCCGTAGCCGTGGGCAAAAATGAAGCATGGCGGCAATGCGGGATTAGATTGGCAGCACAGAGCGCGACGTGCAACGGCAGTTGATCAACTCTCCAGGTCTGATCATCTTTTGCTCGTCACTATCCCACATACCTTCCGCAACCTTATATCGATTACCGTTCATCGCAACATGGGTAGGACGGGGGGTTTTACCCGCATGAGAATGCATCCATACGGCTTCCACAATCCCCAACTCAGTCTGCCGCGCTCGCGTGACTACCGCATTCGCTTTATTTGATTGATCGCGAGCGATGAGCACAGCCCGGTGAGCGGCCTGAGGGTATAGCTTTTTGAGTTCAGCCGCCATCGTCTGCAAGTCGCGTCCCGCAGTATACGAGCGCATCGCGATCCCTTCAACCTGCTGCAAATACTGCTGAGGGATAGAGCGTATGAGGCCGATATTCTCCGCGAGCGAGGCTTCGTAGGCTTCGCGCACCGCAGGTGTCATTTCAAATTTGACCGTCCAGCCGGCATCCTTGAGAGCCATACGCATCGCTGAATCCGTCGCCTTGAATGAGCCCTTGAGATACGCTTCGGCGATCTTCGGCGCGGAGTCATCAAAGCGCTTGATCCAACGCGCCGCAAGCTCGCTGAGTTGCTTCCGCATAGCCTTGACGGGGCTCGCATCTACCGCGAGGAGGGGAGGAGCCTCGCGGTAGGTAGACGTTACCCAATGCTCAATGCTCGCGGCCATCTCATCGATGAGGGCTGCCATCCGCTTGTGATACAGGGCAGCTTGGCCGCGATTGGCATGGATTGCCCTGACGACTTTGGGTTTATTAGAAGACAAATTCAGTCCATGAGCCTAAGGTCACGGCCGTAGTACCGATGGTGGTTACGGAGTACGTCCCGGCTGGGGGAACCATGCATGTAAATCCGTCGTGATAACCCACAACCGTCGCGTTAGCCTGCTGTGACCAAACTACAATCCCGTTGACGGTGCAGGTGATTTGGCTCGTATCACCACCAACGGAGGTAACTCCATAGCCGGACACGTAGATTGCAGTTGAGCCGGAATTGGTGAAGGTTGTTCCGAATGAACGCGAACCCGTAACATCACTCAGCGTACCGCTCGCACCAGGGGCCGCTATGCAATTCGCGTTACCGTTGGCCGCGATGCCGATTGCTATGGGTGTTCCACCGCCGCATCCCGTTGGTGTCGTAGCGAGCGCGGCAGCCGTGGCAACAGCAATCCCGCATGACGCCTGGTAAGTGCCCACGGTTCCGTTGCCGCAAACTACTTGATTGTTCGCGGCAGCGCCGGCCACGGTGTAGCCCGTGAGCGCGTCAACCTTCGCACCTTTGATATTGACCTGCGCCATCGCCAGCGAAGGAAACATCAACAGTAACCACCAAAGTTTATTCATCTTCATCGTTTCCCTCATTGCCCTGATTGGGCGGTGTAATTTCCAGATTGATATCGAGCCCTTGATATCCGCTGTTCGGATCTCGCGCCAGGCGTTCGCGCTCTTCCTCCGGAGCGATCACTCCGCGGTCAATGTAGTTCCCTGCCGTGGTGCTGTCGGCAGTCCGGATCTCCGCCAGTTCCTTCGGCGTCATCTGGTAGAGCGAAACAAACGTAAACGTAATGTCAGGATCAATC